TCAAGTTCGCATATGAGAACTTGGAAGAGTATAATTGGCTACGCTGTGGGGTTGTTGAATACAACAAAGGAACAGTGTCTTTTGATAATGGCTCCAAGATCATTAGTCGTGCAACGTCCAAGGACGCAGGCCGTGGTCTTTCGATCTCCTTGCTATATCTGGACGAGTTCGCGTTCGTGCAGCCCAACAAAGCTGAAGAGTTTTGGTCTGCTATTCAGCCAACTCTGTCTACGGGTGGTAGCTGCATTATCACCAGCACGCCAAACAACGATGAAGATCAGTTTGCTAAGATTTGGTTCGCCGCGATCAATAACCTAGATGAATACGGAAACGAGCGCACGGACGGTCTTGGTAGCAACGGCTACAAGCCTATTCGAGTAACATGGGACAAGAATCCAACTCGTGACGATAAGTGGGCTGCTGAACAGCGTGCGCAGCTGGGCGAAGAAAAGTTCCAGCGTGAGTTTGAATGCAAGTTCGTTTCGGAAGACGAAACCCTTATCAATCCTCTGGTACTTGCGAACCTGAAGGGTATTGAACCAATGTACAAGATTGGTGAGATGCGTTGGTTTGAAGAGCCTGTTGCTAATCGCATCTATGGCGCATCATTGGATCCCTCAATGGGCACTGGATCGGACTTTGCGGCTATCCAAGTATTTGATCTGAGCACTATGACTCAGGTTGCCGAATGGTGTCACAACAAAACCAATATTCAGAATCAAGTGGATATTCTCCGCAAGAGTCTTCTTTACATTCATCACACCTTGATGAATGATCCCAATCAAGAAGGCGATCCTGAGATCTACTGGACAGTTGAAAACAACAGTTTGGGCGAAGCAGCGCTGGTTCAAATTGATAACATCGGGGAAGAAAACTTTCCTGGCATCTTCACCCATGAACCACGTAAAAGTGGTGGTGGCAAGGGACGTAAAGGTCTTAATACCAACATGCGTACCAAGATGACCGCATGTAGTCGCTTCAAGACTTTGGTTGAAACTAACCGTATGACGCTAAAGAGTAGAGCACTACTAACAGAGCTTAAGAACTTTGTTCGCGGCGGTGGTTCCTATCAGGCCAAAGCAGGCATTCATGACGACTTGGTTATGAGTACAGTGCAGATTGTGAGACTACTCCAGATTTGTGCCGATTGGGAAGAAGAGATTGAAGTGAACATGAAAGCTTCGTCCTACGATGAAGACGACGGTGCCACCCCAATGCCTATGAGCTTCTAAGTCGTTATTCGCTAAATACCACACTTAGTGGAGGAAACGCATGGGCTCGTTGTTTGATAGCTTGAGTGAAGAGCTTTTCCAGGTCCTAAAGGGCAAGGGAAAGACGCTGACGCTGTATGGCAGCGATGGCAACAAAACGTACGATCCCAAGAAGGCTCGTCGAGTTTTTGCCACCCCTGGTAATCTCATGGTCTCCGTTACGGAAGCCGGCTCTGATAGTGATGTAAAGCTCTACCTGAGCGCAAGCACTGATGTTGAGGAAATCTCCTCACTGATTCAGATACTTCGACAGATTACTACTCGCTACAATGTGATGTTCAATGTCCGTAAGTTTGGACGTGAGCTCCAGCCCAAGGATTTTGCCTATCAAGTATCTGTTACTGAGGCAAGCATGTGGGGATCGACCAAAACCAGCTATCAGAAGTTTGGTCCAACCAAGTTGATCATTCGCCACACTTCACCAGTTCGGGAAGGTGTTATTGGTTCGCGTGGTCGCAACATTCTGAGTATGTTTGTTGAAACCCAGCAAGGCGAGCGTTTTAAGTTTCCTGCCAATCACCTCAGTGGCGGTCGCGCGTTTGCGCAGCATATCAACCAAGGTGGAATGCCTCACGATACAGTGGGCACACAGATAGCAGAGCTGGCCTTGGAGTCTCTCCAGCTAGCACAGACTGCGCGCTATATCCATCACAATAGAAACTCATTGGACGAGTCGGCAGCCGGCGTTCGTTCAGTAGTAAAGGACCGCATTGCAGAGATCCGCAAATCGTTTGGCGGCTTGTCCCGTCCTCGCGGATACCATGTGGTCACGGAAGCAGGACTTCCAATAAAGCAACACAATCTCTTGGAAGGATCCGACGATGAAGTTTCTCGTCTAGCTGGCATCCTACAGATTGATACCAACCATTCACTGGCCGAGGCTCTCAAGCCAGTGGCTCTACTAACTTTGGGTGAGAAAATGACCAACATGAACAACAAGTTTCAGGGTGTCATCGCACTAGGTGAAGATGTAGCTGATGCTCTCGTGGAGGCTCTCGCAAATGAGTACGGCCACGAAGCCGGCTGGACTCGCGGTGCTGACAGTCTAACCTTTGAAGACGAGAATGTATTCGAAGACGCACGCGGCTATCTCGACCTCGTTGAAGCTGAATACCGCCTTGGCGAAGACAACCGCGATCTCGAAATGGAAGATACTATTTCGGAGAACGAAATGGACGAATCCTATTATGCTCCAAACCCATACGACGATGACATGAGCGACTACCAGCCTGCACTTGAGGCGCTGGTTGAGCACTTTGATGTCGTTGACTTCGTCGATGATATCTTCCCATTCGTCAAGCACGATGAAGAAAAAGAAGATGCGCTCGAGAAGAAGTATGTCATTGCCAACCTAGATGGCTACTTTGCAATGGGTATGAACAACGAAGGTTTCAATGCTGAAAAGGGTCAGTTTTCTAACTGGGCTGAAGAGCTATGGCCGGTGGTTAAAAAGTATTGCGAAGACCGTGGTTACCACTTCGACGACGCAGTCAATGAATTTGCAGAGTTTGATGAGCGTCCAGAACATCACGGCGTAGCTGCGGGCGACCATGTTGCTACCGACTTTGGTCCTGGTCAGGTTGTTTCAATCGAGGGCGATCTAGCAGCAGTCGAGTTCCTGAATGGTTCGGCTAAGACAATGCACGTTGATGACCTGGAAAAGGTTGATACACTGGGTGGCATTGCTGAGGAAGCAGAGCTAGCCGAGTGGTTTAACAGCTTTGATCCAGAATCAGTATTGGAAGCAGACTTTGATTCCACAATCTCCACTGGAGATCGTGTAACTCATAATTCATACGGTAGCGGTGAAGTAGTTGCTGTCAATGGTAAGTTGGCCAAGGTGCGCTTTGATACTCCTCACGCTCGTCTCCCAGAAAATTGCACTGTGACTGTTTCCAACGGCCTTCTAACAAAAGCCGGCTCGGCAAGGAAAGAATTTGATGAAGCAGATGTTGCTGCTCCTGCAACCCGTGCATTCAGGAATGCTGCCATGAAGGCCCGCGAAGCAAGCAAAGATGGCTTTGTTCAGCACGTTGATGCACTAGGTAACGACTCATATCGTGTTTCGGACTGGATGGATGATGCTACGGTTGTTTCCTATGAGAACGGCCAGTGCATCAGTGGCAACGATCCAATTGCTGATCTTGGTGAAGAGATGGTTGATGAGGCTGTCAAGAAGGGCACGACTGCAACCAGCTACATTGAGTGGAATGGCGAAGATGACGTCGAAGTCGAAGTTGAATACAATATCGACGATGGTAGCTTTGCTACAGGCCTGGATCATCCATCGACTTACAGCTATGGTCCTGTAGTGGACATTGATAGTGTGGTAATCACAGCAACTGGTGAAGACATTGGCGATCAGCTCACTAGTGACCAGGTTGAAGTCTTGATTCAGTCTTGCATCGACGACGCTAAGGAGCGTCATGAAGATGCGCTGGACTACAAGGCAGATTATGGTCGTGATGAGCGTGGCTTTGATGAATCTGAGGAAGTCTTAGGTGGCGATCAGGGACAAGACCTAATCGACGACACCAAGGTTGAGCATGGTGATGAATTCCGTGAGGAGCTAGAGCGTTTGATCAAGAACGCAATGTTCCGCAAGTAAGAACTCACATAGAGCGGGTGCTGGGAGACTGGCACCCGCTCCATCCATGAATATAGACTCTGGTGCGCACCTAGCGTATACCAGGAATGTGAGCTGGTAAGCTGCACAGAAAAGTGTAAAAAAGTTCACATTTTGCGTTTCTATTTTGCGATTCTGGACACCAGAATGTATAAATAGAGATAACAACGGAGCGGGAATGCTTCGGTGTTTAGAACAAAAACTGGCTCATACATAGCCCAATAAAGATAAGAAGGGACCTCCCAAATGGCTACTCTCGACGAAATTCGTGCGAAACTTCTCTCGCAAAATGCCAAGGCCGAAGGCGGTAATCGCAACGGCGGCGACAACTCCATGTATCCGTTCTGGAACACTCCTGAGGGCGCTACGACCCTCATTCGCTTCCTTCCCGATGGCGATCCCAACAACACTTTCTTCTGGGCCGAGCGTCTGGTCATCAAGCTGCCTTTCCAGGGCATCAAGGGTGAGCACGACCGCGAGGTTCTAGTCCAGGTTCCTTGCATGGAAATGTATGGTGAAACCTGCCCAAGCCTGGCCGAGACTCGTCCATGGTGGAAGGATGACTCCTTGCAGCCACTGGCACGCAAGTATTGGAAGAAGAAGTCTTACCTCTTCCAGGGCTTTGTGGTACAGAGCGGCTTTGAGGAGAAGGAAACTCCTGAGAACCCCATCCGTCGCTTCATGATCAACACCAGCATCTTCGACATCATCAAGAGCTCTCTGATGAATCCTGAGATGGAAGACCTGCCAACCGACTACGTTGCTGGTCGTGACTTCAAGCTGGTCAAGACCACCAAGGGTGGATTTGCCAACTACAGCACCAGCAACTGGTCGTTCAAGACCCGCGCTCTTGGCGAAGCTGAGGCTGCTGCCATCGAGACGCATGGTCTGAACAACCTGAAGGACTTCCTGCCTGCCAAGCCAACTGCTGAGCAGCTGGAAGCAATCAAGGAAATGTTCCAGGCTTCGGTTAACGATGAGGCTTACGATCCTGCACGTTGGTCGCAGTTCTACAAGCCAGCTGGCGGTGGTAACTTTGGTGGTAACTCCAACACCACTTACTCGGCTCCTGCAGCGGTTTCCGCTCCAGTAGCACCGGCGGCCCCTGCTGCTGATCCGTTTGCTGCTCTGCAGCGTGCCCAGGCTCCAGCTGCTCCTGCTGAAGCTCCAGTGACACGTCCTGCCGGTGCCCCAGACGCATCCGAGATCCTCGCAAGGATCAAGGCAAAGCAGGCTGGTCTAAACGGCTAATCTGAAATGTGGGGAGAGGGACACCTCTCCCCATAGTTCTCCTACATTTTTAGATCGTCCTGGTGGCTGCAAATATGCGGGTGTGTCATGCCGCGCAGCTGGGAGGACTGCTGGATTGAAAACCCAGTGATGGCACTATAGCTCCAGAATAGAAAGAGAACAGCACTATGAAGCCTGTTGATCTATCCAAGTTTCGCAAGGATATCACCAAGGGCCTAGACGGTATCTCCGTCGGCTTCAACGATCCAAAGTATTGGGTCAGCACGGGTAACTTCGCCCTAAACTACGCCGTCAGCGGCGACTTCACCAAGGGTATTCCACTGGGCAAGGTGACGATGTTCGCCGGTCAGTCGGGTTCGGGTAAGAGCTATCTTGCTTCGGGTAACTTGGTCAAGAACGCACAGGATCAGGGCTA